GTGGTTTTCCTGACAACGTATGATTTACCGCTGCCAGGGCCACCTGCTAGAAAGAATGCTTTAAGTATATTGGGATCGTAGACCCCTTCCTGTAATTCGGTGTATGTTTTCATGTTTTGTACCCTCTATAGTATTCAATAAGTATTTATCATTCATCGTCATTGGTTCAATTCTCCTATCTCTGTTTATAAAGTTTAATTTCTTTAATTTTTGTGAGGTTTTAGTTTTTGCCATGTTATTGACCATCCTTTTTGAGATTTGTTGACATTATATAAATTATATAACTACAGAGTACTCCTTTCCTACAGTTCATAGACGGTGGGTTTGCCGCCTGGTTTTGGTTCTTGTCCAGATGCTTTTGACTCAAATTCTATTGGATATGAATCTTTTGTAGCTTGTAAAGAAACCGTGTGTGTTCTTGTTGGTGGATTAAATGTATGTCTAAGTTTATTTATTAAATATAGTCCAGACTGATGTTTAGAAATTTTTGTATTCTCATGGTCTACACCAAATACAGGTAAACTTACACTAATAACTTGACCTACAGTAAGTGTTGTATTTCCATGCACAGACATATTTATTGTCATTCCACTACTTAATTCGTGTATTCTTTGTTGTCTTTGTAGCAACCATTTATCTGCCCTATTAGACATAAAATCTTTATTTGCATCTTCTTCTGCTGTAGATATTTCCCTATCTGGGTCAATACCCAACCTATCTTCTTCTGCCTGAGCAGCTTGAGTATTTTTATCTATTACTCTGAGATATTGTGCATCTCTATCATCTGTTGTAACACTAGTTGGGTGCAAATGTATTCTTGAGTCAGTAAAATTGCCTACTGTATTTTCATCATCTATCAAAACATTATTATATTTTGGTGCATTACTTTCTTCTAATCTTTCGTGTTTATTGTGGTCATCAAAATAGCTGAAGGTTGATGTATTATACTTTTTATTGTAAATATCATGCATAATTAGTTTAGAACCCAACATTCCACCCTTTATATCAAATAATGAATTATTTTTACTTGGGACACTAAAGTTTATCATTCTTTTGTATGCTTGCACAAGTTTTCCTGAGTCGCTAGAAGAGCTATACGCTTCATCACTACCCTTGTCACCAAAATGAAACTCTCCTTGTACACCATCTTCATATAAACTCTGTAAGCTCCTAAAATGAAACCCCCTTATATTTTCAAAAAACAAGTAATGTGGAGAATCATTTTTAGCACTCATAGATTCTCTTGTAAGCCGCTGTATAAGTTTGTATGGGTGATAATTTGGAGACAATATTTTTCTGATACCTAAAGTTGGTTCTAAATATAAATCTTTTTTTGTGTTTATGTACTTTTCATTTTCCATTATAGATTTTACAATCTGATCAGCAGTCTCCTCATACGACTTGGAAATTCTTGTACGCTCATTTCTTAAAAGTTCTGGGGAACATATTTTAAGTTCAACAACTTCTGAATTAGTTCCAGCTGGAGTTCTACCACCCATCTCATAAACACAAAAAACATTTTCTGTAAAATCAATAGCATCTTGTTCCATACTGGGAGTTGTAATCTTTAAGGATATATACTCTTGACCAATAATAGGCATATTGTCTACTAGATTATTTGTGTCTGAAATTATAATACTTCCAGTTAATGAAGTTGAAAATATATCTTCAAATATATTAATTTCAGCAATAATTTTAGAAATGTCTGCACTAACACCTGATGAGGATATTAATTCACACTTATCTAATCTAAATTCACCAGCAAATTGTAGAGTTTCTGCCATTAGACATTCGATTCTTTCATTAAGTTTTTATATTCGTCTATAAAAATATCTTTATATTGAGGATCAAGTAAACGAATTTCCCTAATTCTGTCTTGACGCCTTTGTTCGTATTCATAGTTAGTTACTGTCAATGCATTTGGATAATTTGTCAAGTCAGTCACTTCTATAGTTACTTTTGTGTCACCAGAAGTTTGATTAATTTCATAGTGATGAACACCACTAGTATTTGGATTTCCATCTGCGTCAACATACTTTTGATTTAGATACGAATTGAATTGATTAGTTGACATTGGCCAATCGTGATAACGGTCTATGATATTATTTACTAACATTATTATCCAATGAAGTTCTGGATCACCATACAACTTGTGAGCTATTATTTCTGGTGTCTCACCTTCTCGTAAGCTATATGTATCAAAAAGCATAGTATTTGTTTTAACTTTAGTCCTAAGACCAACTCTTCGCATAAGGTTTGTGACAATTTTTGGTTGTCCTGTACCAGCAGAATCATAATATATTTTGGGCATCGAATTAAAATACATGGTTAAAATCCTTCTGAAGCTTTTTCTCTAGTAATAAGCTCTAATTCTTTGAATGTCAACGATAGTGTGGTATCTATTGGTGGAGCACCATCTCCACTAACCCCTGCGTGAGTTTTATACTTATCTCCGCCGTATGATACATTCATAGACTCCAAAACACAAGTTGAGATTTTATGTAAAAATTGATTTTCAGCACCATTCCAATGATATTCTATATCAAATGTATTGGGAACAATTAATGCTCTACCGTGGCTATCGCTTCCTTCAAACTCTGGTAACATATTAACTTTAAATGCATTAATGATATTTCTTATCTCTTTTGCTTCATTTTCACTTTTTGGATTCATCTTAAATTCATATTGAAATGTTCTTTTGTCAATACCTTGAAATGCTAATTCCATACGATCAGATAATACTACACCCGATCTCATTTCAGCTGCAGCCTTAACTCCTGCAAAGCCCGGCAATGCTCCAGCTGTGTTTAACATTAAATTTTGTAGAGCTTTAGCCAAATCGCCATCCATATTACCAATCTCAGTAAGACCTGCCTTCATCTTTCCCTGAGAAAACTTTTCATATGCGTTGATTGCACCTCTTGACATAAAACCAATTTCTGTATCTGTGTATTGTGCACTATGTCCAGTTGTAACTGATGCGGGCATGTACATTGCTATTGCTGTTGATAATCTTGTTGTTGGTGCTCTTCTAACTCCTACACTTTGCCTGTCTCTATGTGCTTGTCGTGCAATATTAAATTCATTCTTACCACCTTTGAAACCTCGACCAACGATGAACGGTACATCAAGATTATCATTTGTTTTACTTTGAGTCGGGTCTGGTCTAGCAGAATTGTTCTTACCACCAAAATGCATTTTTGCATTATTTTGTTGATTTATAAAAAACATCATATAATGACCTTGGTTACCAAGGCCTGGGTCAGACATTACATCTAAAGGAAAAGTATAATTCTGAACATTACCTGTTGGGGCTAAAGGGAGTTGATCAGAAGAGTTTCCACTTCCATATCTTATGGCTTTATTCAGCCCAGGCAGGTTGCCTGCAACTTTCCTCAGACCTGTATTGATAACTTGTGTAGCTAAACCTTCTACGAAATTGTTGAAAAATGACATATATAAATAATCCTGTATAACAGTTTAAACTATTTATAAGACAAGAGTATGGCATATAGCGGAAAATACATACCAATTAACCCTAAAAAGTACAGAGGGGATCATTCCAAAGTGATATATAGATCATTATGGGAACGCAAACTTATGGTATATTGCGATAATAACAAATCTGTATTAGAATGGGGTAGTGAAGAAGTTATCATACCTTATATGTCACCTTGGGATGGCAGATTGCATCGTTACTTCCCTGACTTCTATATGAAGGTTAAGCAGGCCAGTGGTGCCACTAAAAAGTTTATCATTGAAGTAAAACCTAAATACCAATGTCAACCACCAACTAAAGCACCAAAACGTAAAACCAAGAGATGGTTGAATGAAGTAAAGACATGGGTAATCAACGAAGCAAAGTGGAAATCAGCAAATGAATTTTGTTTAGATAATGGTATGGAATTTAAAATTCTTACTGAAGACCACCTCAATATAAAGTATAAATAGTATTATGGCTCAAAGCAAATATATACAAAGTGTAGTTAAAGCATCAGGTGGTAGACCAAAATCTACCCAATGGTATCGTGATAAGATTAGAGAATTTGGAAAGCCAGGGGCTATGGACTTAATTCGCGATGGAAGACAATCTACTACACCACACTATGGTAGAATAAATATGTTTTTCTATGATCCTAAAGGAAGAAAGACATTACCATACTATGATACATTTCCTCTAGTATTACCAATAGAAAAATATCCTGATGGTTTCTTGGGAATTAATTTTCACTACTTACCTATAGCTCTAAGACTGAAGTTATTAGACCGATTAGTAGATTTTAGTAACAATACCAAGTTTGATGAAAGTACAGTAATTAATGCAAACTATTCACAACTAAAGAACGTAAGAGAAATTAAACCAACACTTAAAAGGT